CCACGATTCAATCGATGGTACTACTACTTGGAAAGACCATGTAGCAAGTGTTAAGACTGCAAACCCGATCCCTACAGAGTAAAGGATAAAAACATATGGCTTACGTTGGAAAAGCGCCCTTAACAGGAGCGTATCAAGTTTTGGATAATATCGCATCAGGGTTCAATGCTTCTGCGACAGCATTTAACTTAACGGTGGGTGGCACTGCTGTGCTTCCAGGAAACGAAGCTAGTTGTATAATCTCTATTTCAGGTGTAGTTCAAGATCCATCAGCCTTTGTAATATCAGGTTCACAAATTACTTTTACATCTCCGCCAGCAGCAACAGATACTTTTTTTGGAACTGTGCTCGGTAACACATTTGATATCGGTACACCGACAGATTCATCAGTGACATCTGGTTCTTTGTCATCAACTTTTTTCGTGAAAAATAATCAGACATGGAGTAGTATATCTATGTCAGGTTCAAATAACGGAGCCTTGGTTGGACCCGTTACAGTTTCAGGCACAATTACAATACCATCAGGGAGTACATTCGTAATTTTATAATGAGTAAATTAGAAACAAACACTATTGATAATATATCTGGAAGCAGTACGCTTACGATTGGAGATAGTAATACATCTACTATTGCATTAAAGTCTGGTGCTACACTTACAAACTTTCCTGATAACACTCCAGCTTTTGAAGCATATTTAGGTGGTAGTGGTGGTCAATCTGTTTCTGACAATACTCTTACTTTAGTTCAAGCAAATACAGAAGTTTATGATACTGATAGTGCTTACGATACAAGCACATATAGATTTACTCCTCAAACTGCTGGTAAATATTTTGTGTATGGTTCAATTCAATATGAAGCTGGATCAAATGATGATTTAATTGAAGATTATTTGTATTTTAAATTAAATGGTAGCAATATTTTAGAAACACAAACTGATTTTTCAAACGTTAAAATTAGACTTCATCATGTAAATGGAAGTATGGTTGTAGATATGAATGGTTCTTCTGATTATGTTGAACTTTATGCAAGAATAAATACTTCAAGTGGTAGTGGACAACTTCTTGAAAGTAATACTCAATATAAAAGAGCAACACATTTTGGAGCATATAGGATTATAGGAGCATAATGGCAGACGGAACTTTAAAAGTAGGAACAATAACAACGAGCTCTGGATCAGGGACCATTACTCTTGGTCAATCTGGAGAGACTATTACTGTACCTAGTGGAGCGACAATAACTAATTCAGGAACAGCTACAGGTTTTGGTGGAGCTAACACTCCAGCTTTTTTTGCTCATTCTGCTTCTGAACAAGCTGTGTCAAGTTCTACTTATACACAAGTTGTGTTTGGAACAGAGGTTTTAGATACAGATAATGCTTTTGCTTCAAATACTTTTACAGTTCCATCTGGTAAGGGAGGAAATTATTTAATTGGTGCAAATATAGAGTATAGTGCTGGTGCAAATTCAGTTTATGGTTGGATAGTTAATATTTATATTAATGGTAGTGAATATGTTAAACATAATAGTGAATATGAAGCTAATTATCCAGCAAAAGCAAATGCTGGTATAACTGAAGTTTTACCTTTAAGTGCAGGAGATACAGTAAAAATATATGGTTATCTTACATATAATGGCTCTAATGGAAAAATATTTCATGAATTAAAAACAACTAATTTTTATGGATTTAAATTATTATAGGATAAATTATGACAGCAATTTTAAAAGTAGACACGATACAAGATACATCAGGTAATAACATTATCAACGAGAGTTCTGATACTATTACTATTGGTGCATCGGGGGATACGATTAGTATTCCTAGTGGTGCTACTATTGCAAACAGTGGAACGGCGACAGGATTCGGTATTGATGGAATTACACAAGCAGACCAATGGAGAATGTCAGCTAATAGAGGTAATGGAGTTAATTCAGATATTACTGCTAATTTAGAAAGAGTTGATGATGGAAGTTTTGGTTACATTGGAAATGGTATGACAGAAAGCTCTGGAATATTTACATTTCCAGCTACAGGAATTTATCAAGTAAGCGCAGTAGGTATGATTTATTCTATTAGTGATAGTTCAACTTTTTTAGAAATGTATGTAACTACAAATAACTCAAGTTACGACATAGTGGTTAATATGAATGGTGGTAATAATAATTCTGGTGCTACAAATTTAAGTATTGGGGGCAATACATTAGTAAATGTAACTAATACATCTAATGTTAAAGTTAAATTTGCAACAAGTAGTATGGGTGGAAGCTCCTCACTTTCTGGAGATACATCTTCAAATTATACTTATTTTACATTCATACGATTAGGAGATAGCACATAATGTATAGAGATTATTTTCAAGACGCATTACACACATTTAATGGTGGCAATTGGTATGGTTGGAAAAAAGAAGATGACAATGGAAATAAAATTCCAAACGAAGATCGTATGCAATACCAACACATTAAAATAATAAAAGATGGTGCAACTATGCCAACTGAAGCAGAAGTAAATGCAAAGATACAAGAATTAAAAGATGCTGAACAAACAGCAATAGATAAAAAAGCATCTGGTAAACAGAAGCTAAAAGATTTAGGATTGGACGACGCAGAAATTAACGCGTTGATAGGAGCATAATATGGCAATAACTAGAATTATAACACCTGGAGTAACTGATGATGCAGTGACATCAGATAAACTTAATAACGATATTATTTCTGGTACTACAGCTCTAACAAGTGAACCAGCAGACACAGACGAATTTTTAGTATCAGATGCTGGTACATTAAAAAGAATTGATTACTCATTAATTAAAGGTGGTGGGATTACAATGGTAGATAATTGGAGATTATCATCTTCATTTACAGGAAGTGCAAATCCTGTAGCTTCAAATTGGGAAAGAAACGATAGTCCAGCACCTTCTTTTGGTTACTATGGCTCTCAAATGACAGAAAGTTCTGGTGTATTTTCATTTCCATCTACAGGAATTTACCAAATAATATTTAATGGTCAATGGTACTTAAATGGAGATACTCAATATTGTGGTGTAGAAATTCATGCTACAAGTAATAATTCTAGTTATGGTAATATGGTAACTAATTATTCGTTTATAAAAAATGTAACAAATCCAACTTACACATCACTTTCTACAGGTGCTATGTTTGACATAACAGATACTACAAATATGAAAGTTAGATTTAGAATAGCAGTAGAAGATTCAGCTACTACAACTATAGGAGAGTCAACTTACGATCATACATTTGTTAGATTTATAAAATTAGGAGATACATAAAATGGATATTAATGGCAGACCAAATCACATAGAAGATTATTTAGTTCAACTACATACTGGACAATGGTTCGGTTGGAGTGATGCTAAAAATAAAGTTTATGCAAATCTAATTATATTAGATGACAGTAAAACAAAACCAAGTGAAAGCGATTGCACAAATGGTTTAGCAACTTTACAATCTAATTTTGATACAGCAAAAACAAATGCACAAACTAAAAAAACATCTGGCAAACAAAAACTAAAAGATCTTGGTCTTGATGATGATGAGATAAAAGCACTGACAGGAGCATAGACAATGCTCGGACTAACTTCCATATCCGGTGCTCCAATATCGACATCGTTCTTTAACCCAAATGTACTTATAAATGTAACAGGTAATGCATTAACTATTGGAGTTGGAACTGCAATAGCTACTACTAATGCTGACGCTTTAGTAAGTGGTTCTCAAGTAAGTCTTGGAGCAGGCACAGTAACTGTTACAGGAACAGCAGTAGTAAGTCCAACTGGATCACAAGTATCATTAGGTATAGGAACTGTAGTAGTTTCAGCAGATGCGAACGTATCAGTCACTGGAAACTCATTGACCTTAGCAACGGGAAGTGTTACAGTAACAGGAACAGCAGTTGTGAATCCTACAGGATCACAAGTAACGGCAAACACAGGAGAAGCAGGGATTATTACCTGGAACGATATCGTACCAGGGGTGAACATGACTTGGACACCAATAGACCCTTATTAATAAATTATGGCATCATCTTTTTCAACAAACTCAAAATTAGAACTTATAACAACAGGTGAAAAAGCCGGGTTATGGGGCACGATTACTAATACAAACTTACAAATATTAGAACAATTATCTACGGGTTATTTATCATCTGCACAACTTGCAAGTGGTGATCTTACTTTAGCATTAGACAATGGTGCTACATCAAACGGTAAAAATTTATACATAAAACTAACAGGTACACTTGGTGCAAATAGAAGTGTAACTATACCGGATAGTGCTGAAAGAGTTATAGTATTTGAAGATGCAACTACTAGAGGTACATCTACTTTATATACTATTACAGTTAAAACGGTTTCAGGATCCGGGGTTGTATTACCAATAGGTTCTACTTCATTAGTTTATTCAGATGGTACAAATGTTAGTTTAGGATTACGTAAACAAGGTTACGTAACATTAAACTCTTCAACAATTACTGCATACACTGCAGTCGATGGTGATCAAATTTTAGCAAACACAACAGCTAACCCAATTACAGTAACACTACCAGCTTCACCTGCAACAGGTGCTGAAGTTTTATTTGTTGATGCTAGAGGCACATTCGCCAATAACAATTTAATTATTAATAGAAATAGCCAACCAATAAATACAGGTACAAGTAATTTAACTTTAACAACTAACGGTCAAGCCTTTTCATTAGTCTACGTTGATTCAACAAGAGGTTGGGCGTATAAAACCAACACGGCGTAAGGAGCACGGATCATGGCCCTTATTGATTTTACTATTAAACCGGGTATCGATAAACAAGATACTGAAGTCGGAGCAGAGAATCGTTGGATTGATTCTGATAACTCAAGATTTAGATATGGACTACCTGAAAAAGTAGGGGGTTGGTCTTCTTTAATATCAGATTCTATTGTAGGTGTATCAAGAAAACTTCATGCGTTTGTAGACTTAAACGGTAATAGATATGTTACAATAGGTACAGATAAATTTTTACTTTTATATTTTGAAGGTCAACTGTTTGATATAACACCTATTAAAGCTACTTTAGCTTCTTCAACAATAGCAACTGTAAACAATTCTGCAATATGTACAATTACAACTGGATCAGCTCATAACTTAGAACCTGGTGACATTGTTTTATTAGACAGTGTAACTTTACCAAGTAGCACAGGATACAATGCATCTGATTTTGAAGATAAACTATTTCAAGTAACTTCAGTTACAACACCTACAGTTTTTACAATTACACAAAGTTCAAATGCAACAGGAACTGTATCTACAGGTGGTAGTCTATCAGTTATACCTTATGAAAAAATTGGTCCTGCTGATCAATCTTATGGTTATGGTTTTGGTATATCTCAATGGGACGGATCAGTTCCAGGTGCTGCAACATCAACATTAAACGGAGCACTAAGCGCAAACTCATCAGGTACAGGTGGATCTGGTACAAGCGTTACACTTGCTGCAACAACTAACTTTACTGCTGCAGGTAGAATTTTAGTTGAGTCAGAATTAATATCTTATGCATCTATATCGTCACCAAACTTACAAAGTATCGTAAGAAATGTTAATGGTACAACAAACGCTACTCACAATACTGGTACAGCTGTTGTTGATGCAACAAATTATTCTGACTGGGGCGAAGCGGTCCTTGCATCAGAAGTAACTCTTGAACCTGGACTTTGGTCTTTAGATAACTTTGGTCAAGTGTTGGTTGCAACTATTGCAAACGGTAAAACATTTACATGGAATGCAGGAGCGGCATCACCTACAACAGTTAGAGCATCAACAGGTACTTCAGGTTTCTCTACAGCAAGTAATCCAACGGCTTCTAGATTGACTTTAATATCACCAACAACTAGACACTTATGTCATTTTGGAACTGAAACAACTATTGGAAATACAGCAACACAAGACGATATGTTTATACGGTTTTCGGACCAAGAAAATAT